GGCAAGAGTTTGGCGGTTGACCGACCACGACCGCACCGTCAGGTTGCAACTATTGGAACCGTGACGATCTGAAAGACCAACATGGCAGGAAATCTCTCCCAGACCCAAATTATCCGCTCTCTCGGACAGGCCCTTGAATGGTTCGAAAAGGAAATAGGGTGGGGCGTTTCCCCTGGTGAACTGAACCATTTGACCGGACGCATCGGTGAACTGTATGCGGCGATGGTGACCCGCGGTCAGATGGCTCTGGCCACTAACCAGCGCGGCTATGATGTTGTTTCCGGTGATGGTGACTACATTTCGGTGAAAACCGTCACTAGCTCGAACCATGTGACCTTCCGCGAAAGCACCTTCGATCTTGTCAGCCGCGTTATGATTCTGCGTCTGGTAATCGACGACGACGACGTATCTATCGAAGAAGTTCTTGACTGCCCCGCCGATGATATCCGGCGGCGGGGCGCCAATGAGGCTGGCCAGTACATCGTCTACATTAACGGCGGCATAGCATCGGGCGCCGGGGACCTGACTGGCCATCCACGAAAACGCTTGCAGGTCGAAGAGCTTCGTCAGTTGAAAGAAACCGGCAGCGCCATCCACGGCCCCCATCGCATTATTCAGTTCGAGAACGGCACCATCCTTGTCGAAACGAACGGACAAGTGCAGCCGATGGCTAAGCCGATCCTAAGAGAGATAGCAAAGGACGTTGGCGTAGACATCCTGAATGACGCCGGGAACAAAAAGAACACCCGTTCCCTTGGTTCAGACATTATCCGTGCATTGAGCTAACCTTACACGGTCACGTCGCGCCGCCCGCCGCCTTCGCCCTGCGCGATGCCCACCACGTCCCGACATAGCCCAGCAGGCCAGCACCCGCCTGCCAAGCGGCCACAAGAGTAAATTGGATCGTCACCGTATCTGTAGCCTTGTCGAACTGCACAAACTCCGCCGCGCCGGTGCCGCCCAGCCAAGCAAAGAACGGGTAGAGGATCACCATGCGGGTGATGAGGAAAAAATCCATTGATCAGGCTCCGTTGATATAGGCCAGACAGGCCTTGTGAATGCCCTGCACCAGGGCGGCATAGTGACGGTCGGCGGCGGCGCAGTCGGTCGGGTTGCTGCCAAAATACGGCTCCAGCAGCACCGCAGGCGCACGGCCCGCATGAAGGCTCAGGCCGCCCCGGTCATTGCGCGCGCGGGCGATGATGCCGCGATCCCGCAGCCCGAGCGCCTGCACCATTGCGGGCTGGATCAGACCGGCCAGACGCCGCGAGCCCTTCGACCCACTGGTCAGGGTTTCGGTGCCGCTGGCGCTGGTCGGCCCACCGTTGAAATGAAGCTCCAACGACGCCGCCGCGCCCTTGGCATCGACAACAGCATAGGTCTCGCGGATCTCCGCGCTGTAGGGCCGACCGGCCGGGCGCCGGAACACCGCATACATCCCCGGCGAACAGGCACGGATTGCGGCGGCCAGGTCACCGCACCAGTCATATTCGGTGCGCCCGTCGGATGTGCGGACAGCACCCTGCGACCGGGCATTGTGCCCGATCACCAAGGCGACCTTGGTCATTTCATTGCTCCATGAAAAAGCCCGCGCGTGGCGGGCGGGGTCAGGGTTTCGGTTGCAGCTTTTCCAGCTGCGCCTCGATCCTGCTGATACCGATCTGGATGCTGCGCAGGTCGCTGGATTGGCTGGCCTGCGCAATCTCGACCGCCCGGATACGGCCCTCGCGCGCCTCGGCCGCGTGCTGCATCGCCAGAACATCGGCAGACAGACGCTCTTGCCGGGCTGACAACGTGGCATAGCCCATGATGCAGGCGGCCAGCACCGTCACGATGCTGATGACGTGGCCCAAGCTGATTTTGTTGTCAAACTGGACGGTCACGCCTCATCCTCCTCCGGCACCTGCGTCACCCCCAACACCGCCAGCGCGGCGCGGGCATCGTCACCGATCACCACCGCGATGTGGTCCGGCGATGCGGTGATGGGCTGATCCTCGGTCCAGACGCGGATGAGGGCCTGCGCGCGGGCGGCGGCGGCCATGTCGGCGTCCCACGGCGGGGATACCAGCGGCGACGCGGCGGCAGCCGGAAACTCCTCGCCGACCGGCCCGGAGGCCACAGCATACAGATTGCCACCTGCATCCTGCCATGAGGCAGCGCCATAGGTCTGGTCATCCTCGGGTCCGTAGCCCAGCACACGAGCGAGTTGATTGGCGTCTGCGATCATGGCAGCAGGACATGCGATGGTGATGGTGATCATGTCAGGGTCACTCCTGCGAGGCGGGCCATGTATTGTTCGGCGCGGATGATCTCGGTTGGAGTCAGATTGCGGTTGATTGCCATCAGACCGTAGATGCGGCCCGACATCAGGAACGGTCCATTCCACGATCCTACGGACATAACTCCATCGGCGTATATGCCCGCACCTTGCGATGCATATGATGTTGCGACTAGCGCACCATTACGCCGGAGATTAAGTGCAGGTGTTTGTATTTTTGACGTAAACGCATATACTTCTGCGGTCCCATTTACCGGAGTTGGCGCAGGGGCATATGCAGCCACAGTAGAGCCGACAGTTGCTGACATGATACCAGATGCGCTTTTTACAAATCCAGATCCGGGAGACCCGGTTGGTGCAAATCTGAATGGACAGTATTGCGTCGATGTTTGGGCGGGAGCCATTGCCATAATAACAGTAGACTCATCAGTCCCCCAGATGACTGATTGTGTCTGCATGTGGTCATCCACACCATCCATCGACAGATACCACACATCAGCATAGACCGCCTCGGTGATGTCGTAGGGGCTGAGATTATGCTGGAGCGCCGTGGGGGTGCTGCCGATCTCGAATTGCAGGCCCTTGATGCGATAGGTTACATCAATGACCTCCGTCGCGCCCCCCTCAAGGATCAAAAATGCGCTGGTATATGCCACGCCAACAGCCATGGCCCCACGCGACAGGGTGATGGTGGTGTCTACAGATGACGTGATGCTGTTGGATGCTCCAGTGGTGAGAATCGCAAATGCGGCATCCAACTCAAATACCTGCAACCTGATTCCGTTCTGGGTTGCCCCAGTTGGAGGTGCACCGGCAATCACCCGCGCCGTGACAGACGCTACCGCAAATCCAGATGTCATGGGGATGCGCGAATTGGCCGACGACCACCCCACAGCATGTTGACTGGCAGTCGCGGTCCCAGTCATTCGGATATCAACATATGGCACGCCGCCCTCGGTCCCGGTGCCAACCTTTGTATAGGTCAGGCCATTGCTGACCCCGCCGCTGCCCCATGCGACGGTATCGACCGCCTGCGCCCCATTGGCGCGATTGCGCAACCCGCTGGCCGGATGCCGCCCCAGCCTCGGTTTTGACAGCGCAGTAGCCTGAGACGCATGATTGCCGCCGCCGCTCAGGTCGCGCGCGAGGCCAACCGGATCACCGGGTGACATCGCAGGGATCGTGCCCGCCGCATCCTGAAACAGCGTCTCGCGGCGATTTGGGAGGATCAGCAGGCCGGTGCCGGTCGGGTAAAACTGGCTGGCCGGCGTCCAGACGCTGCGAAAGATGAACGGCGAGGCGATACCGTAACCAAGGCCCAGCATCACCAGACCCCCACGATCCCAGTGGCGGTGGTGCCGGTGGCCCAGACGCGCGTCACACGAAACGGCAGCGGGACACCCGCGATCATCTGGACGGTGACGGGCGATCCGCCCCCGCGCATCGTCACCCGCACAGTGCCATCGGTCAGCGCATAAAGCGCGCGCGGGACATTGGCGATGTCCGCGCTATCCGAGGGCGTGATCGCCACGGCATTGGACGCCGGGCTTTCAAGGCCCGACGTGTTGTAAAGGAATGCGTCAGCCAAAGCGGCCTCCTATGTTTGATCAGGGAGCGATGAGAGCGGCGGACAGGCCCGAGCGCAGCGGCAGGCCCATCAGGCGGCCGTGGGCCTGCGTGTCCGTCAACAGATCAAGGCCGTCTTTGTCGAGTTTCGTCATCTGTGCGCCTCCTGTTGGCGATTTAGTCGATCTGGAAGGCGGTGTAGCCGCTGGTCCATATACAGCGGACAAGCGGCACGGTGGCGCCCTCGGTCATCATGCCGTCCGAGATGCTGACGCCGAAGGTATCCCCTTCGGCGATTGCCGGGGTGCCGCTGAACAGCAGGTCGCCGCTGTCGATGTAAGTGCCAGGGCCGCGCAGCCTGCCGGTGGCGCCGGGGATGATATCCTCCAGCGCGATGCCGACGAAACGCCAGGCGGGATCGGCCCCGGTCATCACCCGTGCGCGAACCTTGCTCCCCGAGCTGGCGACGGCCATACCGCGCTTGATGGTCGAGGCACCGACGTTTTTGACCTCGCGGTCAAAGTCAGCCTGCCGCACGCAGCCGCCGCCGCTGTAGGGATCGGACAAGTAAAATCCGCGGCTGCCATCGGCCAGCGCGGCATTCAGCGCCGCGACCACGGCGGCATTGCTCATGCCGGTGTAGTTGGCCGAGAGCACGATATCCGTGGATGCGCCGCCATCGAAGGCCACAGTCAGCGTGATCGGGGCGCCGCTGCGATTACCCAGCCGCTCGGCCAGTGTCACGCCGGGGGCTGTCCCGGTGACCGCATGTTGCGAATAGACCCGGCCGGCATGATCGACTGCGCCCCCGCGATAATCCGGGCGCGCGCCAAACAGGATCGGGGCCGCCGCGCCGGACAGCGCCACAGCAGATCCGGCACCTGCGGCACTGCGCAGTTCGAGGACCGACACGCCATTGTTGCCACGCGCGAGGACCGGACCACAGTCGCGGGTGGTCACCAGAAACTCCGAGAGGCGATTGCCCCATTGCAGGCCCAGATCATTGGTCAGCCATGCGTCCGAGCCATCCACATAGATCGGTCCCGCCAGATTGCACCCGACGATTCTGACATGCGTCACCACACCAGCGCCCATCGGCTGCAAGGAGACAGCGTGGCCGCTCAGGGTGTTGATTGCTGCCCCTCCCTCCAGCACGATGTCCATCGGCTCTTCGAAGCTGGCGTTGCTATGCACGAAGAACGGGCCGAGCGGTGCGCGCCAGATGGTATCCACGCTGCGCAATAGCATCCCAGAATGACCGCCGCAGCCCATGGCAGACCCCCACAGTGCTGGTGCCGGGTTGCCGATGCCGACCTGATAGTCGATCACCGCCTGGTTGCCGTAGTTTTCTACCAGGCACCCGATGACATGCTGAATTGCGAAATTGTCGCTGGCGCCGCTTTCGCTGTGGATCGGATAGCGCATGTTCCGGCAGCTTACGCGCAGATTGCGGATGGTCGATGTCCGGTTGAGGCTGAACGTCTCGTTCAACGGCACCTGCGCGGGATCGACATCGGCAGGCAGTTCGCCTTTATACCAAATGTGATCGCGGCGCCCGATGCCCACAACATCCACGAAATTCGGGAAATCCACATTGATGTCGGTATAGATGCCTTCGTGCAGGCGATAGAGCGCCCGCCGCGCGGCATTCTGCCCTCCCCCTCCGAACAAAAATGCCGTCGTCAGGTCCGGATAATCACCTGATCCGTCCGCTGCCACATCTACAACCTTGATATATACCGCACCGCGCGAGGCAACTTCTGCCACCTCGCCAGGGGCACCGCCTGCCGACTGCCCAATCCGGTAATCCAGCATCAGATCGGCGCTGGTCGGCACGGATGCCCCGGAGGCGAGAGCGAACCGCACCGGCCCATAGGTTATGCTGCCGGTGGCGGTCCGCACCACTGCCGCCCCGGAGACCTGAGCCCATGGCGCAAACCCCTCCTCGTCGCCGATCAGAGTGTAGGACGCCTGCACCAGCAGTTCGGTGTCGCTGATCTCGGTGACCGTCGCGCTGGCGCCATAGTTGTTCCAGACGCCGCCGCGCTTGACTGCAAGTGCGGCTGTAAGTGGCGTATCGTCTGTCAGATTTGCGGATGTGGTAAGACTCAGACGCCAAGTGATGATATGACCGGCCTCACCAGGTGCCGCAATCCCCACCACAGCGCGGCGATAGCTGTTCTGACCGTGCTGACCGGCAGGCACGGTCAACGTCAAGCCATCGCCGGATACGGTGGCCCCGGAGAAGAGCTCACCATCGGTTGCGAAGTCCAGTTCTCCCGAGGTGATTTCGGCTTGGGCCACACGATCAGTCAATCCAGAAAGATCCGGCACGCCCTCGGACACCACGCGCCTGACCTTGTAATCCAACATCAGATCGGCCGTGGTCGGGCTGGATGCGACAGAGGTCAGCGCGAAGGTGAACTCACCCAATGTGATCGCGCCGGTCGTGGTGCGCACAGCCGCCGCGTTGCTGATCTGATACCACATGTGGAATGCGGTCTCGTCGCCCACGATGACGTAATCGACCTCTGCAACCAGATGAGTGCTGTCGATAGAGGTAACAGTCGCGGTCGCTGCATAGCTGTCCAACACCGCGCCGTGCTGCACCGCGAGGCGCACGGTAATCGGCGACTCCAGCCCGACATTGGCGGAGGTGTCCAGTGCGAGTCTGAACGTCACCAACTGGCCAGCGACAGCGGGGGGGCCCATGGCAGCCACTGCGCGGCGATAGGCATTGCGCCCGTGCTGGCCGATCGGGATGGTCATGGTCAGGCCGCCATTGCTGATGACTACGCCGTTCAGCGCCTCGCCCTCAGTGGTGACATTGAGCGGACCTGCTGTGATCTCGGCCTGAGCAACACGATCCGTCAGCGTGGCAATCTGCGGATCGACTTCCGCCGCGATCATGCCGGGAACTGCGGCGTTGATGGCGCGGGCAGCGCGCCAGTCAAACGCCGAGTTTGCTCCCTGTGGCCAGGCCACGGTCATCCTGGTGATTGCAAAGTGCCCGGCGGCGCCACGCACCTGAGCAGAGGCCGAGACCTGCGCCCAGGGCGCGATCGCGTCCTCGGTGCCGAGGATGGTATATTGCGCGCGGCCGACGATGCTGGTGGCCGTCTGGCTGATCACGGTGACAGGCGCAGCCTCATTGGTCCAGATCGCGCCATCCAGCGTCGAAAATGCAAGGGTGAGCGGGGTCAACGCCGACAGGTTCGAACTCGTCGCGATCTCGAACTCGATCTCGATTGTCTGACCGGCCAAGGCCACGAGGTCGGCCAGATCCGCATCCGCGATATGCCAGCGGCGGTAGCTGTTGCGCCCGGTGTATCCGGCCGGCACCTCGATCCCGCGCCCGCTGTCGTAAAGCACCCCGCCGTTGAACAGTTCCCCGCCAGTCGTATAGGCCAGAGCGTCCGTGGTGATCGACGCATCGCGCAGGGCTCCCGCAACAAATCCGGTGGTGGCCACCTGTGCAGTTTCGGTTCCAGCGGCGGCCGTCGGCGCGGTCGGCGTGCCGGTCAGCGCCGGGCTGGCCAGCGGCGCCTTGGCAGCCACGGCCGCTTGCACGAAGGCCGATGTGGCGATCTGGGTGGTGTTGGTACCGGCAGCGGCCGTGGGCGCCGTCGGCGTGCCGGTCAGCGCCGGAGAGGCCAGCGGCGCCTTGGCATCGAGCTCGTCCAGCCGTTCAGACAGGCCGGGCACATCCGCGATGCGGGTGGACCCGAGGATGCGGATTGCGTTGCCCGCCGCCACACGCCCGATGTACTCGCCGGATTTGACCTCGCCAGACGCGAAAGCTGCCCCAGACCGCGCCTTGAGCGTGTAGGCCGTGGCGCCGATGGTCAGCGTCGGATTGGATGCGGTATTGGTGCCAGGCCAGTCGAATTGCAGGATGCTGTTGATGCCGATGGTCAGCGCGGTCTGGTCGGCGTGGATCGCATAGACCGCCGCATCGCCGTCGCCAGACGAGTAGGTCAGGCGGATCGTGTCGCCAGCGATGGCGAGATCGGTCAGGGCCGTGTCGGCAGCGGCGCGGGCGCTGGCCTCGGCAGCCATATCCCCCGGCGAAACGCCAGCGGTGGGGAGGGCACCGCCCCTGAATACGACAACACGATCCGTCACGGCGTGACCTCCTGATCAATGTGGATGGTATCGGTGAGCGTGCGGTAGACCCGGCCGCCGACCGCGAATTTCATGTCCCAGGCATGGGCACCCAGCGGCAGGGCGGCCGTCTGCGCAGGCGCCAGCGTGATTTCGAACTGCCCGGCCGCTGCATCGAGGACGGTCACGATCAGCGCCCGCGTCACGCCGTCCGGGCCGCGCAAGGCCGAGGTGACGGTGATCCCTGTCAGGGATTTCGGGCGCCCCAGAGCATCGGCATAGATGCAGCCGAGGCTCAGGGAATCGCCGCGCTTGATCCGGTGTTCCTGCGGCCCCTCCGGCACATCAAGCGCCACCGCATCGGCAATCGTGACCGATCCGCTGTCCGTCACCACGATGTCGGGCAAATCGGTGGTCAGCAGGCGGCCCTCGACCGCGCTCCAATGTTCGACCGCCACGGCATAGCGGCTGCCATCGGCCGCGCCTTGCAGGTCGATGCTGATCGCGCCTGCCGTGATCGTGGCCGCGACCGGGCTGGTGGTGACCACTGGCGAGCCGACAATCGGCGCGCGCGGTGTGAACAGCACCCGGCCATGCGCGGGCTGCGACCCGTCCGGCAAGCGGACGGGACCGGCGACAGTTGTTGCCATGTGACCCTCTTAGATGATGGTGATGGTCTGCGGCCCGCTGCGCGGCCCCGCGATGCCAGAGCCGTTGATCGGCTCGGCCCAGTAGCTGTGCGACCCGACACCGGGCCCCACGTCGGTATAGCTGTCAGCGGCATTGGCGGCGCCGAACTCGGTGCGGATCGCCACCGCATCGACAAAGGCTGTCGATCCATCGGCGCGCCAGATCCGCGTCGCGGCATATTGCCCGTCATTGGGCGCGGTGAAGGTCAGCACCACATCAGACCCGGAGACGCTGGACCCGAAAGCCACCAGAGCCGCCGGGGGCGTGCTGTCCGCCACCGCCTGCACGGCCAGCGGCACGGCGGGATACCAGGGCGAGATCCGGCCGCCCGGCGTGCGGTTGCGCACCTGCGCCTCATAGGTGGCACCATCGACCAGCCCCGAGGACACCAGCGAGGATTGCCCCTCGCCCGCGTCCACAATCTGCCAGTCCGGTGCGCCGCCATCGACCGAGCGGATTTGCAGCTGCTGGCGCAGATCCTCGGATTGCACCGGCCACGACCATTCGATCAGCGCCACGCCGCCCGTGCCCTCGACCGCCTCGCCGGTCAGGCTGGCCGGGGCCGCCACATCGCCATCCTCGACCACCACCGCGCGCAGCGGACGCGCCGGTTCCAGCGTCAGCGCGTTGGGCGCGAAATCGACCGCATCGACCGACACCACCTCCAGAGAAAACGTGTGCGACCCGCCATTGCGCGTCAGCCGCGACACCTCGACCACCTCATCAAAGCCCGCTTCGGCATGGGTGATGCGCAGGAACCGCTGTTCCATGCACTCATAGCCGATCGGGCCGATGGTCCCGCTGACAGAATACGGCGGCCGCGCCGTCGCAAGCCAGCGATAGCCCACGCGCCAGCCCTGATTGTGGCTGTTGATCGCCCCGCATGGCTCTTCGTGCCGGTCACCCTGCGGATCAGCCACCACCGCGCCAGTCAGTTCCTCCTGATAGTCCAGTGCAGGCTCGACGTATTTGACCGCCACCTGCCCGATCACATCCGAGCCCCACGCCCGGTCGCGGATCGAGATGGTCAGGAAATCCGCATCGGTCAGCGTGACGGTCGGGGCGCTGTAATAGCCGACCTTGAACCCGAGCTTGCCGTCGCGACGCTCGTAGAAAAAGGCATCGCAGGCTTTCATCAATTCCGCGCGGACCTGTTCCCAGGTCATGCTGCTGTCGATCACCATATTGATGGTCCAGCGCTTCTGCGTGCCGCCGTCGCGGTTGGTCACCAGCTGGTCGCAGATATCCGCCTCGGCCGCGACCTCATCCCAATCGACGGCAAAGCCATAGAGCTCGGCCACATCGGCGATGATCAGGGCGGCATTGTCGGTCCAGTCCGCCGTGTCTGTGCGCGGGTCATAGACCGTATCGCAGCCATCCCAGACCGGCGCATAAACCCATTCCCGCCCGCTCGGATAGATCTTCGAAAACACGTTGTTCGGTGGCCGGGCGGCGTAAAGCGCGGCGTAGCTCAGCCCCTTGAAATCATCGGCAGCGGTGACCTCCGGGAAGACCGCATCCCATATCGGATCGACCGCCTGCCCCGGCTGCCCGGTATAAGTGCGGATCGAGCCATGCCACGCCCATCTGCCCTTGCCGTCATACCAGATCGGCTCCGTGCTGACGAAATCGCCCTCCAGCTCGACCGGACGCTTGTCCAGAAAGTGCTGGACCGGCCCGCGTGTGCTGTGCGCGGCGATCAGGATGCCATAGTGGCGCTTGAACCGATCATCGGTCCCTTCCGGGTTGGTGACATCGGCCCGGCTGGCCGCCGAGAAACAAAACGGCCCCCCCTTGCGGACCCGGCCATAAACCCGCTCCTGATAGGATATCGGTTGTGCCCAGTTGACCTGCCGGTCGGAGGGCGACGGGACCGAGGGCGTGGGCATCAACGCTTGCGACAGCGCCGACAGGCCAACGGACAGCACCACCCGCGACAACAGCGATCCGCCCGCGAGCCATGAACCTGCGGTGAAACCCGCGCTCCAAGCACCAACTGCGCCCGTCGCCAGATAGGTGCCAAAGCCCGCTGCGTTCAGAAACCCGCCGATGAAGGCGGTGACCGGATCGGCCTTGGCCTGCCCCGCCAGGCAGGTGGTGGACAGCAGCGCGGCCAGCGCGAGATTACGGATGCGCATAGCCCACTCCCCAAGCACCAAGGATCTTCTGCGGGCGGAATGCCGTCACCGCGCCAGAGGTCTCTTTCACCGCCCATGTCTCGCCCAGGCACAGCGCCGCATGGGGCCGCGTCACGCCCGGCGCGATCTGAAGCACGATGCCCACGTCACCGGCCACCGGCAGTGCAGTCAGGGCCAGCCCCGCCGCCGCCATGCGCGGCGCCACCACGGCCAGCGGATCGCTGAAAAACCGCGTGACGCGCTGGCATTCGGCCATGCTCTCATAAGTCAGGCGCAGATCGGCAGCCGGATCGGGCCAGCCGCAGCGCATGCACCAATCGGCGCAGAGCGTGACGCAATCCGCCTCGCCCCAGCGGTAGGTCAGCCTCCGCCAGCGGTTCAGTTCAGCGTAAAGAGGGGTCATCCGAACAGCTTCTGTTCCTGGAACGTGTCAGTCGGGGCGAAGCGCAGCGAACTGTTCGCCTCGCCGATCAGCGTCCCGTGGTCGTTGGTCGTGTAGCTCAGCCGCGGCGCGGTGTTTCGGCCGGCGCCGATGCTCTCGAAATTTAGCGTGATGCGACGCTCCATCGGCCCCGACAGATCAAAAGCCACGCTGGCCCCCTTGCGGGTCAACCAGTGGATCGGCGCATGCACCGGCGCCTGAAACTCGGTCATCGCCCCGATGGGCTGCACCCAGAACGTAATCTCGCGGTCGAGAATGTAATCGGTCCCCAGCGCCCGCAGATCTGCCACCAGATCGCCGTCGGACGGATCGGGGATATAGGTCAGCGAGATCGAGCCAGCCGGGGCCGTGCCGTTCAGCGACACTTGCAGGTCAGGCGCCTCAAGCAACTGGCAGCCGATCCATGCATGGCCGTCCACATCCACAAACCGCCCGTCACCGCCCAGAATAAAGCGAAACACACCATCCACTGTGTCGATCGACACCAGATCGAGAAGCCCGACCGAGGGGTCGCGCGGGTTGAAACCGACGGGAAAGAAGCTCATCGGGTGATCCATTCCACAAGGTCGAGCTGTGGGCGGGCGACCTGATCCAGCCCATATTCCGGCCAACCGGAATCGTCGGCTTGAACCGCGAAAAGCCCGCGCGCGACCAGATCAATGTCAGCATCGGCCGGGACATCCACGCGCAGCATCTCGACTGTCAGAACAACAGAGGCACCGACGCCGGATCGACCGACAACCAGAAACGGCCAGTCCTGATACGACAGGAAACTGCCCACCCGAACAGGATCAGGCGCGCCGGTTTCATCCACCTCGATCGAGCCGTCGCCCGCGCTGGCCGCAGTGACACAGCGGATCACCGGGCGCGGCTCGACATAAAGACCCGCGCGATAGGCGCGCCACATGGATTGCCAAGCCGCTGCCCCGATGCCGGGCTGCACGGCGCGGTCAAGCATCCGCATGCGCAAAGCCCCGGAACGCCCCCGCAGCCTGCCAATCAGCGCCCGCCACTCCCCGATCATCTCGGGCGGTAAAACCATTTCAGGCTGGCCAACGAACCGCGGAAAGCGGTTGTAGACCACCTGCTCCGCGCCGTTGGTCGCAGGGCTGGCAGATTGTCCCCGCCAGTCGATACGCCAGTTGCACAGCGTCCCGCGACACAGCACGCGGGGCACATCGACGATATGACGCTCCATCAGGTGCCCCTGCGCTGCATGTCTCTGATCATGTCAGGCATCAGTCGCACCTGTGCCCTTTGGGCCTGCGCATCCAGCCCGGTCGCAACCTGCGCCGCCCGACGATCCACAAAGGCCTGGATATTGCCATTGCGCGGGTCCACCCCGATGCGCACATCCACAAGATCACGGCCCTGTTTCGGCGCCGATCCACCAGACACACGGGTCACCGCCCCGACATCCGGCATGGCCACCAGCCGCGCGATTTCTGTCGGGGCAAAGGCACGGCGCGACGATGCGCCGGGCGAGACCTGTCCACCCACCACCCCACCCTTGGCGAAGCCCGGCATACGGAACAGCTTGCCCAGATCACCGCTCACCCGCATGCGCTCGACCAGCTGCACCCCGCCAGCGCGACGGATATCCGCCTGCGACCAGACCACCTCGCCCCGGTGCACCACGCCCGCCGCCTCATCCACGCCACCATCGCCGGTATAACCTCCGCGCGAAAAGCCAAGCGCCTTCAGGATGCCACCGACACCCTTGCCAAGGCCCCCGCTCCACAGCTGTTCGAAGCCTTTCATGGCGATCATCTCGGCCAGCTTGGCGATCACATTGCCCAATGCCTGCCGGAAGGTCTGCGCGCCGGTCACCAGACCCGTGAAAACCCCGGACAGCGTGCTTTTCGTTTGCTCGACCGCCGATTTGAAATCTTCGTGCCGTTGCTTTGCCATCTCCATCTGGGTGGCTGCATCGGCATAGCTGTCGGCCAGCTTGTCGATTTCCGCCCGCAACTCTGGCGTGATGGTCTTTCCGGCTTCCTTGGCCTCTTGCAAGAGCTCGGCCTTGCGACGCGCCACATCGACGGCGATCCCGTATTCGTCAAACGCCAGTTGCAGGTCATTGAGCGCCGCCGCCTCGGCAAGCATGCCCTCGACCTCAACACGCCAGTCCGACAGGCTCTTGCCGAAATCGTCCTTCGCGCCACCCCCGCCGCCGCCCTTGGACTTGCCGCCGCCAGAGGCTTTCTTGCGGGCATCGTCCACCACATCGGGGACGCCATTGCCATCCATATCCACGGAAAACCCGCTCGGGGCGGATTTCGGCTTGGAAGATGATTTCGGGGCATAAGGGCTGCTGTTGGCGTAAGATCCTGCGCGCGCCTCTTGAATGGCAGCGCCACGATCATCAAACGGCGCCGCCTCAGAAGCGCCTGGCAGGGCCGCCCGCAATGCACGCGCCGCCCCCGCCACAGCCTCGATCACCTTACCAAGGCCACCGAGACGCGAAATAACTGCGTTGAAGGTGACACCATCAACACCACCCATTTCGGAAATCAGGCCACCCGTCGCAGTGGTTGCATCCTCTACACGCCGCTGGAAATCCTCCGCAGACATCTCTCCGTTGATGAAGGCCTGAATTGCGGCCTCATCCACACCAGCAAGTTCGCCCATCAGGGCGATGATGTTTTCACGGGTGGTGCGAACACGTTGCTCGAATTCTTCGGCCGTGATTTCAGACCGGGCCATGGCCTGACGCGACGCCTCCAGACCCTCGACCCAGCCGGAAAGCACCTCCGCCTTGCCAATCTCACCGGCACGCTGAAGCGATTGCACCAGCATCGTCGCCTCGACCGTGAGACCAGACACCTCAGCATCGACGGCTGCGATGCTGCCGCGTAGAACGTCGAACCCCTGCGCATTGTCCGCAATCGCCCGAAGGTTATCGCGCAACTCTTCATAGGAGTTGCCGCCCAGAACCGCCTTGGCGAAAGCCTCACTGCCAAAGCTGTTTTCCAGTGTGTCGATGATCCCGAATGCCTCGGCCACATTGACCACAACCTGCTGGAACTTTGCGCTGATCCGGTCCCCGACTTCCGAGAATTTGCGGTCCATCTGGGCCGCCTTCTCGACAACCTGACTGTCCAGCACCACGCCAAGCTCATTCGCCCGGTCGATAGTGCGGCGCATGCCATCTTCACCCTGCGCCAGCAATTCGACAAACCGCTCGCCTGCGGAGCCACCAAACAGCTCGTCCGCAATACGGATCTGGGCGGCCTTATCCAGCCCCTCCATCCTGCCGATGATTTCCAGCATCAGATCGGACGGGTTCTTCAGCTTGCGTGACAGATCGTCAGAAGTATAGCCGAGCCGCTGAAAGCTCTCGGCCCCCGCCCCTGCACCCGTCTTGATCCACTCATCGGCCCGCAGGTTCAGTTCCTTGAACCCGTCCACCAACTGGTCAACACCGATGCGGTTCTGTTCCGCGACGAATTTCCATTCCTGAAAGGTCCGCAGGTCAAGGCCGGCGCGCTTGGCCTCATCCCCGACGGCCGCGATGCCTTTCACCGTCTGGGCCAGCCCCGTGGTCATCTTGTCGATGGCCCCGGTGACAAGCCCACCCGCGATGCCCCCGGCAAAACCGAGGGCAAATGTGCGAAACGCCAGCCCCATCTTGGCAGCGGTGCGCTTGGTTTCCACCTCCAGCCCGCGCAGCCCCTGACTGAAATGGCTGGTATCAAGCCGCATCCGGGCAATCAGGTCACGCATTCCGGAAAGTGACATCAGTGCATCCTCTCAAGGGCTTGCTGCATGGTGATCGCCGGAACGCCAACACTGGCGCTGCGCAAGGCACCGGCCAGCGCAGACTCTGGCAAGCGTCGATCCTGACCATCTGTCGCCTGCACCCAGGCCAGCCAGTCATCATGTTCAAGAAGCGATCCCGCGCGCACCGCCTCGGCCATGCGGAGGCGATCCATCCGGGCGCGCAGCCGCAGGCCGCGCATCGTCACGACAAAGGCCCGAGGCGTGATCGACCAGAATTCCGCCTCGGAACAACCTGCGGCCACATACCGGGCCGCCAGATCATGCAGGGTCAGGCCGCCGGACTGGTCGCGGCCTGCGGCTCCCCCGATTCATCCTCCGAAGCCGGCGCGGCAAGGGCGCTCTCCATCGCCCGCGAAAGTGCCTGCCGCCCTTCCGACATCAACCGCCCTGCCGCCCGCAGCGTGATCCCGGCATGGTGCTCTTGCAGGCAGGCGCACAGCATGGCGCGCAGATCTTCGGCCGTAGCCTCGCCCTCGGCAAACCGATCCAGCGCGCCCCAGACCGCCGCCCCGGCAATGCTTTCAAAATCGGCCAGCGCATTGAAATCGAACTTCAGCCGGTAGGTTTCCCCACCGGCCGAAAACTGCGCTTCCCCGTCCCCGCGGCGCGTCATGCCACGACCTTGTGCAGCACCTTGAAGGTGGCTTCACCCTTCATGGCATCCTTGACCGGCACGCCGGGCAACCAGGTCTTCAGCCATGCCTGCCAGACATGCGGTGTGGTGGCCCCGGCCGGGGTGATCTCGATGAGAACCAGCTCGCGCGATTCCTCCAGATCCTGCAACAGCACATCCTCGGCATCCTCGGGGACATAGTGCTTGCTCAGCGCCCAGTCCGGCGCGGTTTGCAGGCCCGCGATGAATTCCTCGCTGTTGCCCGGCGAGTCGTGCGATGTGACATCCACATCGTTCGGCGCCTTGTTCGGGAAGGTGAAATCCTGCACCCCGCTCAGCGTGGTCCAGGTCGGCGTCGATCCGCGCCCGATACGGACGGTGGAACCGTGGCCGATCCGCACACCCGTGCTTGCCATGGTCGTCTCCTTTTTTCAGATGGGCGTCACGCCGGATCGTCGGTCCAGTAGGTGACGGTGAAAGACATGGTGAGCGTGCCGAGCCGCTTGACCGCCTCGGCGTCGATGCGAGTTTCGCTCTGTGTCAACTCGCACATGAGATTGCTGGCGCGCAGTGCAGCGACAACGGCGGCTTCGATCTGGTCGGCCGCTTCATCGAGGTCATCCTCGATCAAATCCCCGCCCAGAAGCTTGACCACCACGACCAGCGTGGTTTCGCGCTGCGCGCTGTCCTGCGATGCAGACGAACGCCGCTCGGAGGGCGTGGCGACCGCCCAGGCGGGAAGATGCTCTGCATTGACCGATTGCGCCCAGGCGAAGAACTCGGTCCAACCTGTCAGACCGGCCTGAAGCGCGGCACGGGCCGACGCGCGGATTTGCTTGCGATCCGACGATGGCATCAGACCGCCTCCAGCTTGTAGATGACAAAGGCATCATCGGCTGGCGATCCGCTGATGTAACTGGCCACGACGACATAGCGGCGCCCGCCCGAAACCTCGATCTGATCACCACGCACCGCAACAGCGTCGGACTTTCGCACGCGCCATGTCGGCATGTTGATGATAATCGCCCCGCCGTCGTCGCCTGTCGCCTCCACCGGGGTTTCGCGAAAAATCGACAACACTTCCCGCGACTCGCCGACCTGCGGAAGAAACAGGATCGGGGTGCCCAGCGTTTCCGCCAGCACCCCGGCCATGCCGTCGAACACGCTCGCCATGTCAGCCGTTCAGCCGGATGCGGCCCGTGGTCTCCCCGGCACCACTGCCGACCGCAGACACGGCCTTGCCGATCAGCGTGTTGCCGCTGGAGGCCGTGGTGCAATACTTGTTGGTATTGTCCCAGTAGATCGCGGCGCCCACCGTCCAGGCCTGCGACCCGACCTTCAGGATATCAACGACGCCTTCAAGCTGCGCCTCGACATCCGCGCCGCTGGCCGCGTCATGCACGGCCACGCCGAAGATGGTCCCGACCAAAAGGCCTGCGCCCGAGGCCACGTCATAGGGCGCGGGAAGCGTGATCCGCTCACCGCGCTGCACATAGTTCTTCATGTTCCGATCCTTTCGGTTGTCGATTGAACCCGGCATGCATGCAGGGCGAAAGACGAAGGGCGGCCCGGAAGCCGCCCTTTCGTCAGGTCATGTCGTCGCCGGATCAGGCGCCGGCGTTCTTGTAGCCGCCACGGAAATCAATGGCGCCGCAGCCGAAGTCATGTTCCAGCGAGAACTTGGTGCCCTGCACACCGAAGGGATCTTCCATACGGAAGCGCGGCGCAGTGTAGCCTTCCAGCAGGCCCCACTCGAAGCACGGCGCCTCATCGACCGACGCAAAGACATACCAGGCGTTGCCGGTGATCTTGGCGGTGATGACCGGCGACATGACGCCAGAGAACGGGTTCACATTGCCCGCCTGCTGCGCTTGGATCGGCGCGAGAAGCTGCTGCGCCTCGGTTTCCTTGTCCGGCCCGCACAGCAGGATCGAGGCGGTCAGTTCCAGCTCGGCACCATCCAGCGACTTGCGCTTGCGCAGGGAGGCACGGGCAAGGCTCAGCGAGGTGATGTTGATCGCCGCCGCCGCCCCTGCCTTGGTGCCATCGGTCGTGTTGAACACCTGCCGGGTGGTTTCAAGCAAGGTCGGGCCATCGGAATTCGAACCGCCCAGCATCATGGTGTAGAAGGTGCGATCTTCGAACCGCGCCACTGCATTGCCCCGGTCATTCAGCACCTGCATGATGCCGTCGAGGCTGTCATTGACCAGCAATTGCCGCGACAGCAGCACCTGCACACCATAGGCCAGCACCTTGGTCTTTTCCTTCGACTCGCTGAAGCTTCCCGCCTTCAGCTCACCCGCTTCCGGGCTCACCGGCTGGAGGTCCGGGAAGTCGCCGACGCGCACGGTGGTATGGTCACGGAAATCGACATAGGTCCGTTGCCGTGCAATGCGACGGTAGGTCGGCTGCGCCTGCGCATAGCGCGCGGCCAGCGAACGGTTCATGGCATTTTCCAGCAGCGCCGGGAAATCGCTGGTCGAATGGAAGGCCATGCGCAGCACTTCCTCGCGCCCCGCGAAATGCCCCGGCACCCGGCGCTGGCCCAGCCGTTCGGCCGCCATTTCGACGATGGAGAAATCCATATACTGCCGGGACACATCGGCGGGTTCGGCGCGGGTCAGGCGAGCGACAAGTGCGCCTTCCATGCCCAGACGGCGGGTTTCGGTTTCATCGCGGCCGCGTTCGGTGACACGCATCGGGCCCGGCGCCGGTTCGCGCTGTGCCATGGTCGCCATGAACCGCGACCCGGCCATATCGGCCGCCGTGCCGTCATTGATCAGCGCGGTCACATCCGCATCGGTCAGGCGACCGGCGTCAACGAACGGGCGGGCCATGCTCTGGATCATGGTGACGCGGTTGCGCTCCGCCATGATCGCGGCCTGCGGATCAGGCGCGGGCGGCTGCGGGGTCTGGATCTGCGTCGGCACCGGGGTCTGCACCGGCGCGGTGGGGTTGGTCGGATCGGGCATCACATGCTCCATGGTTGCGGCCACCGGGGCCAGGGCGCCGCCGGAGGCGGCAGGGTTACGGGGCGTGGCAATGCCACGGCCCGGAGATTTGTCGCGCATCATCGCGGCATAGGCGGTCATGTTGCGCTGCATGCGGGCGCGCAGCGCATCGTCAAAGCTGGGCGGGGCTGCACTCGCGTCAGCGCCATCGGCCACCGCATCCGCGAATCCCGCCTCGATGGCGGCCGAGGCGCTGTAAAAGGTTTCGGCATTCATGATGGCCAGCACGGCTTCGATGCTCTGGCCCGACCGATCCGCGTAAACCTGAGCATAGACCCGCGCCAACATGTCGAGGAAATCGGCCTGCGCACGATGATCCTCTGCACCGCCATAGGCATAGCCGGAAGGGTTATGCAGCATGATGAACGAACCGGCGGTCATCTCGCGCTGCGCGGCCCCCATCAGAAGAAGCGAGGCAGCCGAGGAGGCCTGCCCCTCGACAATGACACGGCATCCGCCGGGATGGCCTTCCAGAGCCGCGCGGATCGCCTCGCCCGCCACCGGATCGCCGCCGCCGGAATTCAGGCGCACAGTGATACGCCCCTCGCCCATGGCCAGAAGCGCCTCGCGGACCATGGCCGGGCAGAAGAAGATCTCTTCCTCCCAGGCCCAGCCTGCCTGCTCGTCCGACATCACATAGCCTGACAGCACCAGCTCGCCGCCGATGATCAGGTCCGCCCCGCGTCGTCTCATGTCACAGTTCCTTCGGGATTGGCCTTGGCCCGGTTTTCGCGGGCGGTCGGCAGGTTGCTTGCCCCGGTTGGGGCGAGTTTCGCATCGCCATCCTTCTGAGCATCTTCCGCCCGCTCGCGCCGGATGCGCTCGGGGTCGAGCCCGAGTGTGCGCTGGACGTTCTGGCGGCTGTTCACGCCCCCCTCGATCTGCTTCAGAAAGGCGTCGATCTCGTCATTCGGGTCGATCAGCGGGCGCCGCGGCGGTGTATGGTTCAGCCGAATGATCTCAGTGGGCAGCACGCGCTGCATGGCCCATGACTCCCGCATCCAACGCTCGACCCCCATGCAGAACTGCATGATGACCATGCGCTGCCAGCGCTCTACATTGCGGTCCATCTCCATCCGGCCCATGCGGCCGCTGGAGAAATTGACCCCGCTCAGATCCCCGGTCAGCGATTCACGGGTGATCCCGATGCCCATGGCAACGGCCCCCAGCGCCTCGCGCATGAAGGGCTGATAATCGTCAACTTTGGGCGGGGTCGTGAAATTGACCGCTGTCCCTTCCGGCGTTCCGACCACAGCGCCGGGCTCCAGCGCCTCCAGCCCCTTGAGCCGCTTCGATGGATCGACGCCGGAATCCTTGTCATAGGTCACGACGGCCGCCAACAGCGCTGCCATCTTCTGCTTCAGGATCTGGGCTTCCTGATAGTCGCTGATCTCGCCCATGGTCATCATGACCGGCGCCAGCCACGGCACACCGCGCAACTGGCCCGGCCGGTCGAACCGCCGGATGTGCAGCACATCCTGCCACGGCACACGGCGCGACGTCAGCTTCAACCCACGCATCCGCGCCGAACCGGGATGTTCGTCGAAAATGTGATAGGCTTCGATATCGCCGATGGGGCTGTATTCGACGCCCTCGATCACTTCGTTCTTGCCCCAGCTGGTGACGGTATCATCCAGATGATCCGCCTCCAGCAACTCGACCTGAAACCCCAGCGGCAGATCGCGGGCGTATTTCCCGCGCCGGATGCGCCGCCGCGCCAGGACCTCGCCATCGGTGAAGACGGTGCCGATCACCACTTCCTGCATGGCGTAGAGGTCCAGCTCCCCCCGTGCATCCAGCGCAGGGGTCAGCAGATGTTCTGACAGCACCGCCCAGATTTGCGCCTGCACCTCGGCACTCTCATGCACCACCGATGGCACGATCCCGGTTCCCACCACATTCGAGGTCACCACCTCGCGCGCTCTTGCGGCATAGGGGCGGTTTCGCACCATGTCGCGGCTCAGCTGACGCAGGCGTGCCCGGACACCGAAGGCGGCAGCGTCTGCATCCGTCGCCGGCGCCTTCCATCCCGCCGCGCGTCGGCCCCGCGAAGCGGCGTCATAATTCATCGCCAGCTTCGCGGCCGAGCGGGCAAGAGCCCGGCGGCGCCCGGCTTCAGGGGAAATTTCGCTGACCAGCGCGTCCAGAGTGGTCCCGATCCAGCCCATGATCAGAGGCCCCGCCCGGTCGTGACATAGCCGATGACAAAGCCACCAGCGCCCTGCGCTTCCGCGATCTGCGCGGTAAGCGACGCGATGGCGGCGGCCATCTCTGCATCAGAACGATATTCGACCCGCTCGCCATTCAGCTGCACCGATTTCACGCCCTTGGCGCGGGCCCGGATCAGCTCATCACGCATCTGGACCAGTTCGGCCTGATCAATCGCCATGGAATAACCTCACCGTCTCAGCCAGTTGATGTATTGCGGCGCAGCATCCTCGCTGGCCTCCGGTGGCGGCGCCGCCTGCCCCGTCCAGGTCGCAAACGGATTGACCTCGCCCAGAACTGCCCAGCCGGGCGGATCGTCCGGGTTCAGCCGATTGATGCCCCGATGCTCGGCAATCGCCTGCGCCTGCACCGACAGGTCGAGCGTTTCGTTACGCCCGGCACCCGGCCGCTTGCTGTAACCATCGACGCCGCGCCGCTCAGCAAGCATTTCCTCGATCCGCTCTTTCTCGATCGACGCCGCAAACAGATAGGCGCCGGGGCCATGATCCAACCGCGCCGCCGCCGCCAGAACGGTATCCTTCAGCCGATCCACTGCCATGTTCAGCAGCTTGATCGACCGCGCCTTCTTGCCTTGCGCCCCCCGTTCCGGCGAAACATGCCAGACGCGATCCGACAGCTTGAACCCGCCACGTCCAATTGACAGGAACCACAACGCGCCCTTGCCTTCGCGCTTGCGACGGCGCCAGAACTTCTCGGCATTGTCTGACCAGCCGGTCGGACCGTTGAAATCCACCACTGCAACGCAGGGCTTCAGGCTCCAGTCTTCACCTTCCACCGCATAGGACCGTTCCATCAGATCGGTCAGAACCTCGGCATCCTCGACATATTTACCGGGGTTGATCGCGCGAAACCTTCCTTCCGCATCCCGCGCCTTCGGTGCCGATTCTGGCGGTTGCACCAGGTCGAACCGATCCAGCGCCATGCGCTTGCCGTCCAGCCCCCAGGCCGTGATCAGGACCGCGAACCACGTTCCGTTCGTATCGACCGACACCGTGATGAACCGTGTCCAGGACGGGCAAGTCATCGCGCCCAATTCTACGGCGGTCTCACGCAAGGCGGCAGCCGTCAGATCCTGATCATCACCGTCTGGCCGCGCATAGGGCACCCCGATATCGGTGTAATGCACCCGTGCGAAATCACTGTCATCCTGCGACACCTCGAAGGCGCGGCGGGCCGTCTCATAGCGCTCGACCAGTTCATCCCAGCCTGAGAACGCCGCCGCCGCGCCATTCAGCGCATAACTGGCGACCGGGGTCTGACGAATGCGCGGATCGTCAATGCGCACCAGCAATCGGTGCCCCCGCGCGTCCACCAGCGCATTGCCCTCCGCATCGAATGGCCGCGCCTCGTGCAGCCACCCACCGCGCCCTAGTGACGCGAGGGTGTTGAGGCGCGCCTTTTCGCGATGGCTGATCAGGTGACCGCAATCCGGGCACTGCATCTTTGCCGTGGCACCTGCGGCCCCCGGCTCCAGCGTCTCATCATAGACCAGCCTGTCGAAGCGCGGTTCGAACAACTCGGCACAGTTGGGGCATTCCCAGAACCAGCGGCCCCGCGTGCCTTCGTTGTAGATCCGGCAAATCCCGTTTGTCACGGGGGGCAGCCGGTGTGGCGCAGTCTTGTCAAACTCCCAGACCTGTTCCGGATCGACCGGAAAGGCCGGCGTGCTTTCTACGAACACACATCCCCGGCTCATGAAGGTCCGGATACGCTGGAGCGCCATGCCGTGGGGCGAACCCTCGGGCGAGTCCTTCGGCCCCAGCTTCTGCGGCATGTGGTCGTAATCGGTCAGCAGCACCATCCGCTGTGACCGGCTGGAAAGCTGGTTCGGCACAGGATAGCCGATGGTCAGCCGCATCCCCTTGAACCGCTTGCGGGCAAAGGTGCTGTCATCCCGCGCTGTTCCCAACCGATCCCTCAGGAAGCGGCTGTTCATCAACGCCGGGTCCAGCTTTTCCTCGACCCAGGCATCTGCATCGGTCTTGGTCATATGGATGATCTGCACCGGCGACGGCGCACACATGATCGCATGCGCCGAAACCGACAGCAGCATCTGGCTCTTGCCACTCTGTGACGGACCGACAAAACAGATGGTCTTGAACCGGCGCGACTGGCTCATATCCTGCGGCTCGACCGTGTAGGGCGCAACCGTCCGGTCATAGTCCTGCCAGTTGCCCTGCACCGGCACCTTCAGATACTGTTCCGCCGCATCCGTCACCGAAATCCGGCTGGGCGGGTCCAGCAAAGGCAGGGAATCTGCCAGCAGTTCCTCCGGCGTGATGAATGGCGGCAACGGCGGGATACGGGCCAGAAGCCCGATCCCCCGGTCAGACATCGCCACCATCAGACGCTCAGCTCACCCTGCCGGGTATTGATCGGCACAACCGATCCCGGTCGCCGCACCAGATCCTCCAGCGCCGTCTTGATATCGTCGCGCAGCTCGTCCGTGCGGGCCACTACCTGCGCCACCTGTTCCGCCGACAGGCCGAACTTCATCTCCAGAAAATCCGGCAGGGTATCGAGGCTGTTGCCGATCTTGACCAGAGACTCTTCGAACACTGCCCGCACCCGGTCTGTGCGGATCAGGTCGCCGCGCTGTTCTGCCAGGCGGTTGCGGGCATATTCCGCCTCCGACCATGCCCGCACTTCGGCCGCTGACATGCCAGCTTCGGCCTCGGCCTGATCATCGTCGAGGTTGCGGAAGGCCAGTGCAGCCTGTGCCGCGATCTGGTCGCCGCGTTGCTTGGCCGCGCGGATCTTCTCGTTGCGCGCCGCGCGCCATGCCCAGCAATGCGACAGCCGGAATTCATAGGACACGCCGTTCTGCCCTTCGGACAGCACCGGCATGCCCTGACCGATCCACTTGGTGATCGTGTTTTCGGTCACGTCGAACGCGCGGGAAAGCTGCCCACGGTTCAGCACCCCATCCTCCACCCCTTCTGGCAGCGGCCATGCCGAAACGTCCAGCACCTCCCCATCCGACAGAGTGATGAGGTCAGACACAGTTTTTCCTTTCAAGAACAACAACAAGCACGGAAACATGCACCCATGCCGAAAAATTCCCGGCCACAAGTAACGGGGTGCGAATTACCCGCGTGCGGCTTTGACCCCGGAAGGACCCTAGCCTATCTGGCCCGCGCAACGGCCTCGGCAAGCCTCCGGTCAAGGTGTTCCGGAAGGCGACGCTGCCACACATCCTCGACACCATCATAAAACCCGAGGCGCGGGGAATACGTTGGCGCCTTGTCGCTGAACTTCAGCACCCGCACCGCAATGTCATCAGGCCTTGCCCGACGGTAAACACCTGGGGCCAGACCATGCTGAGGCACGAAGTATCTGGCCCGCTTGGGCGCCCGCTTGGCAGACCGCTCGGTCGTATTGCTGCGCGGATCACGCTGCGCCCCGAGGGCAGACAGCACCTGATTGCGCTCGCCGGATGACCAGTTGCCCGAACCGTCAAGCCGGGCATGCTCACCCGGCAGGACACTGCGGATCACACCACCCCAAGCCACGCGCGACGACAGCAGCTTCTCGACGCCGGTCTGCGGTCGCGCCCCGCCACCTTCCTCGACCTTGAGGTAATGGCGCTTGCCGACACTCGGCCGCTCTTTCACCTGAGCTTCAAGGTTACGCTTGTCAGCGCGCCAGACCATCAACGCATTCTTGGTGAACCGCGTGGGCCGGTCGAACACCACTTCCATGCGCCGCTGGATGTATTCGAGCGCATCCTTGGCTGTGTCGTTCAAGGCATTCGCTGCCGCGAACGGAAGCTGCGCCACTTCGAGGTTGGTCAGGTGCCGACGAAACTGACTGTCATCGACCTTGATCGACAGCTCTTCCATCGCACCCCCTGAAACGCGAAGCGCCCGTGAGCTTGTGCTCCGGGCGCATTGAAGGCGTGTCGGACCTCGCGTTCAACGGGTCCCCGCCGACCACCTTCCGGGGCGCAAGGCCCTGATACAGGGCGGGCTGGCCGGATTAGGTCTGTGATTTGTCGGACGCTACGCCTGTCTTCGCTGATCTGTCAACCCGCCTTGCGCATCGGTAACAGATCCATAGGGCTACCATCCACCAGAACCTCGCGCCCGAACAACTGGAAGCGCAGACGAACACCCCCATCCGCCACAAGCTCCACGACCTCACAGGGAAACTCTGCGAAAGGCCCAACGCGGAACATCACCATGTCACCTGCGCGCATCCTCGCAGCCTCACGCCGCCGCATCATTTCCTCGGCACGGCTTCCCTCGATCCGTTCATCGCGTTTCCGCATGGCATGGACCGCCCGCAGCTTCGAAGGCTCCAGCACACCCCAGTGCCCATCCGAGCTGCATAGCGCGCCCGTCACCCATGGGCAGGTCATCACCATATGGACCACCGGGTCACCGCCGAACCGCGCAAAGACATATCCGGGCAGATAGCGGCGATGATAGGTCCGCACCACGCCACGGGTCCGGGTCTGCCGCTTCAGGACCGGGTGGAAGGCATACACCCCGCGCTTGCGGAGCCATGCCTCGACCTCATCCTCGCGCTGCGGTGCGACCCGCAGGGCATACCATCGCGACGGCCCCGGCAGGACAATGCCGGCCACGTCGCGCGGCGGCAGGACATCACCGATCTTGAGGGAGGCTGGCTCAAATCCATTTGACCGCATGATCACACACCCCCGCAATCGTCGCAGGCCATGGCGCCGAGGATCAGCGACTGCTTCGCCATCTCGACCAGACCTATACAGCCCATCACGTCATCGCAGGCCATCGCGTCCATCACATGACCATCCCGATCCTGCATCACGATGAACAGCTTCGCCTGCGGCGCGGCTTTGGCACGCTCGGAAAACTGTGCCAGATGCTCCGAGATATCGCCAGCCACCACGTCCCGCGCGGTCTTCAGCCCGACAAGAGTCATGCTGCATTCCCTTCACGCTTGCCTTGCCCCGCTTCGACCAGCGCCATGGCGTCTGCCTTGTCGCGCAGATAGGACGCTTCCCACCGCAGCTCGGCATCTGTCAGGCTGGCCCCGCGATCCCGCTTGTCGGCCAGGATGCGCAGACCCCGCGCATTGTCTTCGGCCTCTTGCGCGATGCCGCGCTGTTCATATTCAAACGGCGGGCGCGGATATTTGCGCAGGAACCGATAGACCTCGACCAGATCCCCGCGCAACACCGCCTTTGGCCCCTCGACCGACCCCAGCCAGCTGACCAGCGCCCGGTTATGCGCCAGCGGGCGCGGCTGCCAGACCTGCGCCCGATGCATGATCAGCACCTCGGACGGCCAGTCGGCCTTGCCGCCCGACAGGTCGATCAGCTCATCTGCCAGCGCATCCAGCTTGTCCGGGTCCATGTAGGACAGCTTTTCCGCGATCACCGTCATCCGCGCCTCATGCGCCTCCAGCGTCACGCCGCGCTTGCGCACAAACCCGGCCTGTTCCAGCCGGGCAATCAGGTGGTCCCGCACAGCCCTGCGGCCATGGCCTTCATCGGTCTCAGCGCCTTCCGTCATCGCATCCCCCATTTTCTCAGCCCCTTCACCGCCAGCCATCCCGCGCTTCGCCCCGCGATCCGGGAAGGAATGTTCTGTCAGGTCCTGTCCTGTCATTCTTTGTCCTGTCCTGTAGGGCAATTTCAGCGAAACCCCTGAAAAAAGAGCGAAATCGCCCTGAAACCTTTCACCGTGTTACTGAAACCGTTTCAGCGATTTCAGCGTGTTTCACCGTCCGCGCCGAGGCTGACGACACGCGGCCCACCCGCCACCGCATCGGCCGCGACGCGCACATTGTCTTCGTTGACGAACAGCCCATGCTCATCCAGCCAGCGCGTAATGGCATCGACCGCATGGGCCGAATTGGCGATCCGCGTCATGCCGGCGATCCCCTTGAGCTTCGACTTGACGCGACTGCGCATGACGGCCAGACGGCTTTCCTCGCGGCTGCGTGCGCGGCCCTTCTTGCGCTTCACCGCCCGTTCGGCGATTTCGGCAATGAAGGGGTGTCCCAGCCGATCAGACCGCATCTGGCCGCCCGTCTCGACATGGCATTGCCGCCAGCCGTGCAGCACGCCCTCGCGCACCGCGCGCCAGCCCTCGACATCCGCGCCGAACCGGGCCAGCTGCGCCAGCTCCACATCATCATCTGGCAACGTGCCCGCCGGGTCCTGCCGATAGCATTCCGACCACAGGATCAGCGCGGTCCCGATATCGGCCCGGCGATCCTCGCGCAGCGCATAGGCCAGAAAGCGCGAGGTCAGCAGCTTGTGAATGTGCAACTCCACCCATTCATGCGAGGCCAGCGTATCGCCCTCGCGCAGCGGGTATTGCCAGAAATCTCCAACGATATCGCTCATTCCTGCCCCGCTTGATTCTGAAAACGCAAACCGATCCCGGTCAGCCCGGCATTGCGCAGAACGATGCAGACCACCGACAGGGAAACCCCGGTCGCGGCCACAATGGCTTCAAGCGTCAGACCCTGACGTCGCAAAGCCTCGATCCGCGCATGCCGCGCCCGCGTGTCAGCCGCGCGGTCAAAGGCGGGCGCAGCATGCGCGCTCTCT